AATTTAAAACTTAGATAAAAAGTCTTTGAAAACCCTCGCTTTTGCTTCAGCAAGTTCAGCTCTACGAGTTTTCTCAATTTCCTCTTTATATTTTTCAACTTCCATACTTTTAAGTACTCCGTTGTCCCATACCCACTCTTTACCTTCCATAATACCTTCTACGAAAGCGTCAGGAGCAGATGGGTCCGCAACTATATCAGCCGCTGTTGCGAGATAGAAGTCATTGTTTATGACATTTTTGCCATTAACTTGTTTCATTGACCCCATACCTCTTGATGATACACCTAATTGAGCACCTTCGTCAATTAAATTCTTGACTATCTTACCATATGGCGTATCCATGATCTTCGCCTCACCAATAAAGTTTCTACCTTCTGGTTTTAAACTAGTGATCATATGTGAAACTCTTTCGAGATTCACAGTCGGTCCGTCAGGATGTCCTAACTCACCGAAAGCTCTTTTCTTTTCTACGAATTCTTTGTTATATCTGTTTACTTCTTTAGATAATACAGATACAGGATAAACTCTACCATTACGATTTTTTATATCACCTTGTAGAAATATACCACGAATTTTGTAATCTTTGCCACTACCTTTTTCTTCGGTAATAACTTCGATATTTTCAGTAGTTTCTGTAATCAGTTTCATTTATCTTACCTCTACCATGATAGTATAACTATCACCGTTATTAAAATTTCTTGTGCTGAATAATATATCACCAGCAGGTGAAACATCAGCAGTTAAGGTTGCATTATTAGGTATTTCGTTACCATCAGTTCTGAAATCAAAGAAACCAGAATTAGATAAAACAACCGCAGTCGCATTAGCAGCAGAAGTACCACTACCAGCAAATATAATCTCAACAGCCCCTTTCGGGTCTTGAGTGTTTATAGACCAATACAACTTAGATATTTTCTTTGTTGCATCCTCGGTCATATAAGTTAATGCCGAAGCATCCATTTTAGTAACCAAAGTCTCACCACTACCATCAGACAGATTTGTAAACTTCATTGTGGTTTTTTGACCACTTGCATCAGCAATAGTTTGACTTGTTACCGTATCAGCCATAATACTATTCTTCTAATTTAGTTTCTAACTCTGATTTTAGTGCTTCAAGTTCTTCTTTATTTAATCTACCTGCCAGCATTTGCATTATTTTTAGTTCTTCACTAACTTTTTTTGCTCTTAGTTTTGCAAGATCCTCACCATCAATTTTGCCGTTTTTATTCATATCAATTTTTTTCTGCTTATCAGAAAGTTCTTCTTTCTTCTTCATCATATCTTTTTTGGCGTTCATAGGCATCATCTCTTCCATGCCTTTTTTTGTTTTATTGACCATGTCCTTTTTAGGATCCATTTCTTCGTCTTTTTTATCTTCTTTATCTTTGATCGCCTTTTGTAAAGCAGGTGGTAGTTTCTTTTGACCAGCAGTTAATTCTGATCTTAAAACCTTAGCAGCTTCTTCTAATAAACTTCTAGTCATTTATTCTCTCCTTACGCTGTGAATGTAGCGTCTTTTTTTAATTCTAAAATTATAAAACCAGTAGCAGAAGCACCGATTGCTTCTAAATCACCACTTGTTGCACCAGCGTTGGTTGCATTATTAGATATTGCAGGTCCGTCATACTTTCCAGTGCCTGCTAATCTGATTGCGTTTGTATCTGTGGAAGATCCTTTGAATTGTATTTCTACTGATCCAGATAATGCCCACCAACATCTTACTAGACTTAGTTTAGCACCGTTTGCGTGTCCTGATAAAGCACTTGCGTCTAGAGCAGTCGAAGTTGCACTATCTGCTGAATGATCTAATTGAACTATAACAGTACCACCGGCACTACCAGCACCTGTTGGAATAGGGTCATCTCTTAATGTTCTTGTTGCGAATGCCATAATTCTCTCCTAATTACTATTTATACTATCGCAAAGTTTCTTTATCCAAATAAGCCATAATTTTAGACTTACTCACACCATATTGCTTTGCGACTCTATCAATATTAGTGTCAATTTTATCAATCGAATCACTCGATTTAAACAAATCATCTATCGCTTTTTTCATTCTAGGCGATAGTTTATTGTATTCGGTAGATACTGTATGTTGTACTTCCGTTATCTCTTTTCTATACTGACTAAACTTCTTCAACATTCTCTTGATCTGCCAGTTTCTGAACCATAGGATCTTCTCCTGGTTCTGCGATTTCAGGTTTTTCATCACTTGGCACATCACTAGTTACCTCTATTTCTTGAGGTGTTTCGTCAGCAGGCGTTTCTTCAGGTTGATTCAACCAACTTTTTGCGACATCTGTTCTTTTCGTATCAAGAGCCGCTGAAATTTTACCTGCAAGGGCATCTTTAAATGCTTTTTCAGCACCAATATTATCTCCTTGCGATAGAGAATCTACCATATCTTTAACATAATTTATGTCTTTAGTTTCTGCTTCACTCATCATTTTCTCCTTTATTTAATATATCTTTTTCGATTTCGGATTCTTCTTCTTCTCCCTCTAGAGGATCAGCAATCATTCCATCTTGAACTTCACTAGCAATCTGACGATCAATTTCTTCAATTTCTTCATCAGTCTGCCTCAACACATTCTTTCTTAAAAACTCTACTGAGAAATATTTACCAACATAAGGTGTAACCTCATTGGCAAGATTAAGTCTTTCTCTTAATAACTCAGAATTTTTTAATTCAGCAAAATGTCCATCTTGTAAGAAGTCATATTGTATATGAGACTTTATAGAATCCCAATCTTCTATTGTGATTATACCTTTTAAGACTAGTTGTGTTTTTAATAAGTCTTGGAATAATCCAGTAAATCTTTTTCTTAGTCGTTGTACAAATTTTGTAAACTTAACTTCATCTCTAGTTATTTCAGCACTACGACCAAGATTAAATCCATTATCTTGTTCCATTCTACTAATTGGAACATGGAGTGCTTTATAAACTCTTTTCTGGAAGTATTGAACATCTTGTATCTCACCAAGATTTTGTCCACCAGGTAGAGTTGTTATTTCTGTGCCTCGACCACCTTCTCTCCTAGGTAGCCAGAAATCTTCGAGCATTGACATATGTTTTCTGTCATCTCTCATTTCTCCTGTTGAGGCGTCATAAACAAGTTTATTTCTATACCTGTTCATAACATCTTTTAGATATTGTTCTGCCTTTACTTTAGGAAGATTACCAACATCTATATAGAATATTCTTCTTTCAGGTGCTCTTACTATTCTGTAAATAACAACAGCATCCTCAATCATTCGTAATTGGTTAACTGGTTTAATTGCCTTATGTAAATAACTTAATACTACATTTTTATTTTGATCAATAACACCAGAGGTACAATAAGAAATAGCATCAGTAGTAATTTTAATACCCATATTAGAATTAGGTGTAGTCATACCTTTTTCATTATAGACATACCACTCATTAACAGCCTGTGTCATTTCAACACCACTTTTGTTAGATCGCTGCTTCTTTATTTCTCTAACTTTACGAATTTTGCGAGGGTCAATATATCTTAGTTCAGAGAGTCCTAATCTAGGTTGATCAGGATTGATTACTTTATGATAATAAACTCTACCGTCTATATACCATCTCTTAAAGATATCGTGACCTTTTTCTTCAAACTGTAATAGTTTCAGAATTTCATCAAACTCATCTCTAATTTTAGTTTTAATTTTTTGCGATAAATTTAAATTGTCTAGTGATAAAGAGACTGATTGATCTCTTTCATCTGCTACTATTGCTTCATTTACAATGTCATCAATAGCAGTATCCACTTCAGGATAAATTGCAATTTCTCGATATCTTCTAATTAGTTCTTCTTCATTCTTAGCACCACCTTCTTGGTCGAGATAAGATCCAAAGTAACCACCAGCCGATATCGTAGTAGTGCCATCATCAGCCGTAGGGACGGTGAAACTCTGAGGAGTTCCACCATCCTTAGCTTTTTGATTAGCTCGTGTTATTTGAAAGCCAAATAATTCAGCCATTAGATTTCCTTTTCATAATAATTTCTACTAATTATTTATGTGTTAAATTAAGTAGTAGTATCAGTTTCAAAGTATTGGTATCTGAATGTGCAAGTGAAAGTCTCAACAGCATTGTTGGTATCATATGCAAGATCAATTGGTGATAGTGATGTTGGGAAAAGACCTCTGAAAGTATAAGTCTTTAGTATTCCGCCATTTCTATCTAATTGATCAACAAAAGCGTCAACTTGATAATCAGCAGGGTTTGTTAACCCTTCGTTATCAGTCATATTGTTCATTCCATTCAACCATCTTTCTAGTCCGTTTCTCACTAAGAAATCGGTGTCGTTTAGAACAGTAACCGTCCAAGGTTCAAACTCTCTATCTCCTACGATATAAAGTGTTCTACCTCTAAATGGCACAGGCGTTTCACCTACTGTACTACCTGGTAATTGAGCAGCCTGACATAAGAAAGCCATTTGTTGCGTCTCACCACCAACGGCAGAATAACCAGGGAAAGGCATTGTCACCTTGAACTGATTGGCTCTAGCGCCCCCACCAGCGAGACGAGCTTTAAAGTCATTAATATTAGGCATTGTTTATTCTCCTCTCTCTAGTTTAAGCACCCGCAACTTCAGAAAAGGCCACACCTGATCTTGTTGCGATAAAGTTTAAAGTTATAAAGTTAATTGATCTGTTAGGTTTGATAAAGATATCTGCCCTAAACTCATTACGATCAATAACTTCACCAGTATTGTTAGTGTCATCACAAACAACTTGGAAGTCTGTGATTCCTCTACGACCTTGTACATCTCTTAGGAATGGTTCTACAAGATTTCTAAATTGTGCTCTTGTAAACTCATCATTGAATTCAAAGAGTTGGAATTTAGAAGCAGTAGAAATTGCCTTTTCTAGAGTGATGAACAATCTTCTAACATTGATACGATCAAACGCACTTGGTTTTGCCAATGCAGTTTTATCGCCAAATAGTACAGTACCCTGACCTGGTAAAGTTACCACAGGATTTACTCTTGCACGATATAGCGTATCTCTTTGTGATTTGTTAGGATTGTATGCAAGTTTAACAGCGCCTCTAATTTGACCTCTGTTAAGACCGCCTGGTGAGAACCAAGAGTCTGCAACATTGTCAGTTCTAGCACATAAACCAGCAATATCTCCGTTCAATGGAACGAATCTATATACATCATTGTATTTGTCGTACATATATTTGTAACCACTATCAATAACAGCATATGAAGATGATGATAATGCATCAGCAAATGCTTTTACATTTTCAGTCTGAGCGATAGGATCAGCAACATTCACAACATCTGCGGAAGCAGGTGAAATAAATGCAACAATGTCTTTTCTAAACTCAGCAACATCAATCGCAGCCGTAGCATATGTAGCACCAGTAGCATCAGCACTAGTTTGAGATGGTCCAGTAATTAGTAAATTAATATCTACTGTTTCGCCATCTTTAAACTTATCTAATGCAAGTGCCAACTCACCGTTTGTTGGTGCGTTGTCATCTGTACCATTAATAAGTGAATTATTGAATATAGCAGTTGCACTTGAACCGGCATTATCGAATGTCTGACCTGCCTTAGCAGAACCAGCATTTGACAATGTAGTTTCGTGATCCATCCAATATACATATTGACTTTGATTGTATATTACATCAGCATAGTAGTTAGTAGCACCTGATTCATTTTTTGCGTCTGAAGCCTGTGAAACACCTTCAAATATTTCTAAGATAGTTCCAGCAGTACCTGTGATACCGCCATCTTCATCAATAATAACGATATGCATTTCGTCATTCGCACCGTTATTATTAGAAACATCAGTTGTTGTTCCTGGAGCAGCATCAACTTGATCAAAGAATTTCCAGTATCTTTTGATCACAGCGTTATCTACTACTGCTTGTTTAAGACCTTGAGAGCCTGTGCTACCGTGTCTTTTAACTGTTAAGTTATTTGTGTCGATTGCCGTAATTTCATAGAACTCTCCTGACGGAGCAGCATTGAAATTGCCACTTGCGTCACCAAACTCTAATAAATCACCAACTACAAACTCTGAACCATTATCAACAGCGACCGTAGTAGCGCCAACAGCGATACCTGATCCGTTATTTACTAGTGAAGTTGCAGTAGATGAAAACGCATTAGAATTTGTACACATAGAAACTTTTAAATTGTTTCCGTGAGTTCCAGCAGTACGAGCAGCCCATGGACCCACATTTGCTTGACCACTTGCGAAGTTATCAAGATAATGTTGGGTGTTTTTTATCTGTATAGCAGAACCTGATACACAAGCATTTACATTACCTGTTGTAGCACGAACCACTCTTAAAGTATTACCGTACTGTAAGAAGTTAGCAGCCGTAAACCAATATTCGTATGTATTACCGTCTGGTTTACCGAATGTATCTACTAATTCTTTTTCAGATGAAATGGTTACGATTTCATCCATAGGACCTTTTTCAGATACGATAGCTGTTGCGCCAATAGAAGTGGCTACTGCAGGTATAATATTTGTTAGGTCTGTTTCTTGTACGAGAACACCTGGTGATAGTTGGAATGCCATAGTGTTTTCTCCTTAATTATTTAAATTACCCTTAATTTTTGTCAACCCTTTAAACTATTTATAAGTATCAAAAATTACAGACTATCTAACTACATCTACTGGATGCCAGACATCTCCATACTCGTCTGTCTCAGTCTCAGTCTCATTTAACCCATCATCCATAAATCCAAAAGGGGCCATATCTTGTTCAAGTGCATTTTGTTGCTCAGCAAATAAAGCATTTCGCATATCAATATTAACTAATTCTTTAAAATACTGTTGATTCGCAACCCAGGCAAATATGACTAAACACATAACTAAGTCATCATTACAACCATCTTCAGCCTCATATGATTTACCCCTAGATATAAATGTTGACAATTCTGCAATCGTATCAAAGTCTTGAATTATCAGTTTATCACCCTCAAGTAAAGATTTTAAATTAGAACATCCTACTCTTTTTGCTGCCTTTGTCATTCTAAGACCTAGTGAAGAACCTCTACCACTAAATCCACCGCCTAGTATCTGACCTGATCTACCCTTTTGTGTACACATTAACATATTATCATATTCACACTCAAACTGTAAAGCGTCTGCAACCTGTTGACCTAAATCATTTGTTTCTACTAAGACATACGCCATATTATATTTTCTACAAATTTCATTTATAATATTAGGAAAGACAACTGGTTTAATTTCATTACTTCTATATTTTGCTACAAGTTTATATGGCATTTGTGTTGTATCAAAAATAAGAAAAGCAGAATAGTCATTATTTGTGCCTCTAGATACATCAACTGTACAAGTATAAATATGATCTTTTTTAGGCATTTCAAAAATGTCTATGTCGCCACTTCTTTGTGGATCAATATGTGCTAAATTTTTTAATTTACTTGGTGCAATAAGTGTATTTACAGAACCTAAAAACTCACACTCAAACTCTGTTTGAAATTGTTGTTCACTTGTATTTTGTATTGTCTCCTGTTTCCATTTTTCATCACGACCTGGCACTTCAGACCAATGTACCTCAATAGGTATGTAAGTATTATTTTTATTTACAGCATCGGTCCATATTTTATAAAACATATTCATTCCGTGCGGTGTAGATACCATCATAATTTTTGATGACTTACCAGAAGATATTGTAGGATAAACTGAACTAAAAAACTCATCAGCAATATTGTTTGGTATGTAGGCAAACTCATCTAAGAATATAACATTAAAAGAACCACCTCGAATAGCAGAGGATGAAGTTGCGGCAGCAACAATCTTAGAACCATTTTCTAGTTCTAGTGAACCTTTATTCCAGTTCATTACTCCTTGTTGCATCCATTTAGGCATATGTTCATATGCAAGTTGTAAACGACCTAATAGATCACGAGCAGTTGATGATTTGTTTGCAAGTATAGCAACATTCACATTCTCATTAAATAAAACATAGTGTAAAAGATATGCAATAATAATTGTTGACTTACCAGACTGTCTAGGTAATTTACAAATTGTAAATCTATTATTATGAAAAGTATCTACCATTCTTTCTTGAAACTCATACATTTCAAATGGTACAAGACCTCTATCAATGGTAACAATGTTTATGAAATTAGTTATAAAATATTTTGGATCTTCAATACACTTAGACAGCTCAACAATTTGATCTTCAGTAAACTCTGAAGATGTAAATGCTTTCTTTAAATTAGGATTGCCTAGATACTGTTCTCTAGGATTCAGATTCTCCGTCATCTTTTTTTGTTTTCTTTAATAGTTTTTGTAATTCATTTGTCGAACCTACATACAACGCATTGGTTACATTTTTAGGTGCGTTGTTAGGAACTTCTTTTAGTCTTTTTAATCTACTTTGTAGACCTAATAAATCTTGCGATACCTGACTTACTGTTTGAATTAATTGTCCTGCAACCTCATATGTTCTAGGATGCTCACTCTCTTTTGCAAGTGATAAAATACCATCTATTGCTTCATTACCTTTTTCTATTAACTTATAAAGATTTTCTCGACCGTGTTCAAAATCATCTTGAGGATCAGCCGACTCTGGCATTATAGTAACCTCTTTTGGTTCTATTGGTTTAGGTGCCAATATTTGCTCAGCGGTTACATCTAATATTTCATTTAGTTTATCATCAATTTTACTCATACTATTATTTATGCTTGTTAATTTCTTTTACTTTTTCACCCTCACTAAAATCTCTATCTCTAAAGTATTCACTATGAGTCATTTTACCACAAAAATACCAACATAGTTTAGGTGCTTCTTCTGGTTTATTAACTAACTTATTCGCAAATTCTTTCCATTCTTCAGATTCTAAAACATCTTTTTTAATATCTTTAATTTTAGAAAGATGAAACTTATCTTGTTTCAATTTGGCAAAATCAGGATCTTCAGTTCCTGGTTTCTGAATTGACTTAATACTATGTACTGAAGCCGCCCAACAACAAGGCATAATATATCCTTGTTGATCAAATCCATATGCTTTACCTAACCACCAAGCACCACCATTAGTGCCTTTACCCATTTCAGTAAACTCATTATCTGCATATCTACCATACTCTATACACAAAGGTTTTAAATCTTTAGGATTTCTAGGACCTGTAAATAATACTTTACCACTTTCTTGAAAAAACTTTACATCTTCTACTGGACTATCTGACTTAGACATTTAATTTCCTTACAAAAGCAAATTGAGTTGGGTCTATATAATGATAAGGGTTTGTAGGTCTATAAGGATCATCAGGACCTTCAAATCTAGCAGAGGTACTTATTTCAAATATTATACCATTATCTTCAGCCATTTTTCTAGCCTGCTCTATATGGTTTTCATTATACTTAAATATTATATATTGCCAACGAGTAGTTATACCTTTTTTAGCACAGAGTTTTGCCATCTCAAATAACTTTTCGCCATCTTGATTAATTCTATACTTATGACTTTCGTTAGGTAAACCATCTATACCGAATATCCACTCGCCAGGTCCAAAAGTATCAAATGCCTCATTATACCATTTTTCTGGTTTATGTGAGGCTGCTGTGTTTATTAAGAGGTAAGTGCCTTTGCGTTTTGCAATTTTAAAGAATTCTAATAAGTAAGGATTAAATATAGGATCTGATATTTGACCACAACATTGTATCTCATCAAAAAAATCTGTTAGTATTTCCCATTCAGATATTGTGGTATCTCTACCAGGAACGGGTCTAACATTTTTATAATCTCGCTGTCTAGAACAACCAGGACATTCAAGGGTACATCTAAACCCTATATCCATATTAACTCTTTTTCTATTGAAAAATTTATTTATCGAGTCCTGATGATTCGTCATAATTTAACCCATCTTCAAAAAATTCTATTGTTTCAGTATATGTGTAATCATCATCATAATCAGCAGTTGTAGGATTAGGTGTAACCTTAACCCTCTCTTGTCTAGAAGGATTTTCAGATCGTGGTTTAGTATAGAGATCAGCACCTGTCTGACGAATTACTGCACCACTTGTAATTGGACCATATAGGTATATTTTAGCAGTAAAATTCATTGTATAAATTATTCTTCGATTAGAAGTCATATCACCATCATAAGTATCCTCATAATCTACACTATTTAAAACAAAAGGAATATCTCTTTTGATATCCATGGTTTTATCTTCAATCATTGTTACCGTATAATCTGGTTGAAAGAAAGGTAATATTTGTTCAACTATTTGTAAACCATCATCTGAGTTAGCGGTAAAAGAATACAAATTAAAACCCATATTATAAGGCACAGGTGCAAATTGTGTAAAAACTTTATTATCGTCAGCACTTTTTGCTTTTTTATACTTTAAGTTTTTATTAATCTTACGACCGGGATCATAAGAGATCCCAGTCATTTCAAAGCTCAATCGAGGTAGAGTGATTGCAACTCGTTCTTCACTGCCAGAACCTAAAGTAGTTTGTTGTTGTAGTCTGGCTAAAAACTTTTCTCTTGGTGCATACATTAATGGTACTCTTAAACTTGATACAGCATTACCATTAGAGTCATATCTTCTTACACCGATAGTATTAAATATTGTACCAAATGCAATAACAGTATTTCTTAAATGTTTATTATAAAAATATTGACCGAACATTAAAAGTCCTTCCCAAAGTGTTCATCGGCCTCACCGAATGGATTTCTTTCGCTGAAGTCTAGTATATCATCAGAGGTATCACTAGGTGTTGTAGTGCCTGCAGCTGCCTCAAACTTATGACTTTGATCCACAACTTGTTGTGTGCCAAGTTCAGCAGGTGCAGTTTCAAGTAAAATAAAGTTTGTTTCACCAGGTATATCAGATTCCATCATTATAGCACCAGCTGCCAACCCTGCCTCAAGACTAATTTGATAGTCAAGCATATTTGTTGACAAGTCATCTTCAGTTGCGTCAATATCAGAAATACCTGTACTAATTTCTTCAGATGAATATTCAAACTTAGTACATCTTAGTTTGTAAACAGGAAGATCATTTACCTGATAGAATGGTTGTTCGTGTTCAACAAATTGTATCTCAAAGAAAGCATTTACTCTAGGAAACCATACTAAATCGCCTTCATTAGGTCTTGAAGTTTCAATCAAATTATTTTCTGATTGTAAAACTTGTTCCCATCTCATTTTAGAAACTACTAAAGATATATCATCTCGTAATTCTAAACCAAACTTTCTAATTATTTCTTGTTCACCAGCAAATCCATCTGTATTTTCAACATACATTTCCATAATATATGCTGCAGTAAATTTTGCTGAAGTATCTTCTCCTAATATACTATCTTCATTTACTAAAGTTCTAGGTAAGTAATAAACATCTTGACCATAAATGCTTAATTGCTCTATGATTAATTCTTCATAAAGACGCTGTTCGTTCTGATTACCGTGATCGAAATAAACATTAGTTGGCATTTTATCCTACCATATAACTGATAGGTGTTTCAAAAGTATTTCTTATTTCTTCCTCTAGTTTATTTTTTTCATCTAGAGCTTGTGTATATAATTGTTCGCCATTCAGAGATACTCCACCTAACATTTGAATACCTTGAAATTTTGATAAATTAGCACCCCATTGTTGCTTAATTAAAGCAGTAGTATATCTTTTTAAGAACATATCATCATAGATATCTGTATATGTATCTGGGTCTAATTTTCTATAACATTCTATAATTAAGTATTCACCAGCAGCAACATCATTCTGCCAATCCATTCCTATATACAATCTATTATTATGCATATTAAATCTGATTGGTTTTTCACCAATGAGAATATGATCTAGAAAATCTAAATGTCTCATTGTCATTTCATAATGTATAATTGAGGTAGAGGAAAAATCATAGAGATCGTTTAATCTCATTTGATATCTAATATCAAACATATTTAAATTTGACTTATCGTTAAAATTAAATATATTCATTACTGACAAAACAGCAGATGGCATTACAATAAAGTTTTTTTGATTTGTGAATGAGTTTGATACAGCACCCTCAGTACCACTTCCAATACCTTCATCTTCTCTTGCTCTTGTAATATCATCAGCAGTTACCTGATATTTCATATACATTCTTTCAACACCATCATAGTGATATTGAGCAAAGTATTGTAGTGCTTCGTCTATTCTATCATCAACCTGGTCATCATCTACATTTATTTCAATAACAGGTTTACCTAATGCTCTTAAGCAATATTCTTTTAAAGTTGATTTTGAATTTGGCACAGCCATATTTTATTCCTCTTTTTTTAAATCTTCAGGACTAAAACCTTGTTCACCTAAATCATACTCTCTATTCGGTTTAATCTCTACTTTATTTGCTAATTCTTTTATTGCTTCAATCAATAAAGGAATTAATTTTTCATACCAAACAGTCATATATTGAGGGTCAATTGGTGCTTCTGTAATTACTTCAGGTAAAACTTTCTCTACATCTTGAGCAATAACACCTACTTGCCTTCTATTATTATCGTAACCTAAATCTTTTGCAGCCGCATTTTCTGTATAATAAACACCTCTTAATGCTCTAACTTTATCAAGGGCATTATCTATTTCGCCAATAACATCTTTCAATCTTTCATCTGAATAGAAAGCAGTAATATTATTTGTTGCCCTAATCTCACCTGCAGTTGTTGATCCTGCAGTACCAACACCCAATGAATTAACTTGGGCATCAGAGTTAGTAGTAAAACCACCAGCAGGCCCAGTAGGTCCAGCAGGTCCTGTAGGTCCAGTACCCCCATCACTACCATCACTACCAGCAGGTCCAGCAGGTCCAGTAGGCCCAGCAGGCCCAGCAGGTCCTGTAGGTCCTGTAGGTCCAGCAGGTCCAGTAGGTCCAGTTGAACCATCACTACCATCACTACCAGCAGGCCCAGTAGGTCCAGTAGGCCCAGCAGGTCCAGTAGGTCCAGTTAAGGCCGCATTTGCAATAGTTATCTTTTTCATATTTCCAGAATCAGAAGTATCTGATACTAGAATTAAATCATCTGAAGCACCTGTCGTAATCGTGGGTTGATCCGATATCGGATCAATATCGACCTTACCGGTTACGCCATCAATACTTACACTTCTTGTTCTTGCCATTATTCTTTCGCCTCCACAGTTGTTAGTAAAGCAACCCATCTATAAGTGTGACCTGCTATACCTGTCACCTTTACATAAATTGCATCATTAGTCGCATCGGCACCAACATCAACAGCCAATGCAGTATTATCTTCAGCAAGTATAATTTCATACAGATTACCTACATCAGCAGTAGTTCCTGAATTATGATCAATTACACCTTTAAGATGATATCCTGCACCGACACCATCTGTATCTGTTCTTCTTGCAACAATATCAACACTATACATTACAGTCGAATTGTTTGCGACACTTACTCTACTATTAGCAACACCACCTATAAATATTTCTGTTTCAGTAGCATCTGATGTAGTACCAGTTAAAACATTTTGTGTACTAACCGCATTAGCAGTATTACCTGTAATTAATATTCCACCACCTAGTTGAACTATATTATCACTAGAGTCTCTAATAAATATTTGTTTATCAGCAGTATTTACTGCTATTTCTCCAACTGCAATATCACTTGTAGTAGGATTACTGCCCGCGGACTCGCTTCGTTTTGGTTTTATTACTGTCGCCATTATTTACCTTTGCATATAATTTAGTTAATTCATTACTTAAATTATTATTTTGTTCTTCCAACTCAGACACTTTCGCCTGTAATAAAATATTCTCACCCATAATACTATTCAGTTTTTTCGAGTAAGCAGTTAAAACATAATTTATATTTACTTCACCCGTTATAGTTTGGGCATCATCAAATTTAGCCATTATAATTTCACTTTCTAATTATTAATATGTGCCTCCGTCTATATCACCAAACGCAGGTGCAGAAGCACCATTTGAAGTCATTACTTGTCCTGCAGTACCAGCAGCAAGCACAGATATTGCACTAGTTCCATTTGAAAGTAGTAATCTATTTGCAGTTAAACTAGCAGCACCTGTACCACCATTTGCAACAGGTAATGTACCGGTTACTTTTGCAGTTAGATCAATACTACCAGCCAACATAGCATTCGTAATACCACTTGCCTTAACTTGTAGTGTATCTGAATTTATCTCTATTGAACTATCATCAACCTGAACTGCTAATGTATTACCTGATTTTGTAAGACCAGCGCCAGCATCAATTTGACCAGCACCAGAGAATTGTGCAACTGTTAAATCAGTTGTTCCTATAGTTGGTGTACCATTATGTGTAAATGTAAATCCATTATCAGCATTATTAGTGCCTTGGGTTACAAATATAAAAGTACCACCAGGCATCTCAGCACCTGTATCAGCATCTGTTGCTCTTGTTAGTACAAATGCAGCCCCAGCACCACCAGTATTTGTTACCGTATAGATACCATTTTGTGCAGCATCTGCCTGATCTTTAATTAAAACTCTATCACTTGTAGAAACAGCAACACTATCTATACTTAAAGCACCATTTGCGTTTGCAGTTAATGTCGCACCAACACCACTTGAACCGTTAGCATAAGTTGAAGCAGCAAGAGCTGCAGTAGTAGCAAGTTTAGCTGAATCTTTAACATTTAATCCTGTTTTAACGGCATCAACATATGCTTTTGTAGCTGCATTTTGAGCCTGTGTAGGATCAGCAACATTAGTTATCTGATTACCTCCCATATCAATAGTTTGTGAACTAGCAACTGTAAATCCACCATCAAAATCTGCACTAGGTGTAAATGTTGCTGTACCAGCGATTGCAATAGCATCAGCAGAAGCATCACCAATATTAACAGCACCATTTAAAGTAGTTGTTCCAGTTACCGTGTGAGAACCTGAAACTGCAAGTGCTTGACTAAGAACTACATCACCATCTGCCTCAATTTGTATTGCATCCGTATCACTTGTTGAACCGATATATGCACCATTACCAATTACAATATTGCCAGTAAATGTACCAGAAGCAGCAGAAAATGCACCGTTTGAAGTTATATTTCTTATTGTACCAATATCTTTATTTGCATCAACAACAAGTGCCTTACTTGCCGCGGCAGTACCAGCAGTAATATCTTCAACCTGTTCAAGGTCTGTCTCTACCATCGTAGCAGAACCTATCGTAAATCCTGCAGCAGTTACCGTACCATCTGAGGTTAAATTTCTTACAGTTCCAATATCTCTATTTGCGTCAAGTACAACGGCTTTAGAAGCGGCCGCAGTACCAGCAGTGATACCATCAATCGTTTCTAATTCTGCTTCTGTTATTTCAGCAGAACCAATTGAGAAGTTTGTAGTGAAAATAGGACTTGCAAGTGTTTTATTTGTAAGTGTTTGTGAACCTGTTAATGTTGCAACAGTTGAATCTATTGCAGTTGAAATCTTATTATTGGTAACAGTTGTATCAATACCTGTACCACCTTCAAAAGTAATTGTTTCTTCAGTACTAATTGGATCAGTTGAGCCACTATCAGCAGCAATATTGATTGCAGTTGTAATTGTACCAAAAGATAATCCGCCAGAACCATCGGTTACGATTGGTTGACCAGCAGAACCATCAGTACCTGGTAATGTTAAAGTTAAATCTGAAGCGATTGAGTTAGGTGCTTTTAATGAAACTGAATTAGAACCATTGTTAGTTCCTTCTTGAAATTCTATTGAACCACCAGTAGTTGTGCTGTTTCCTATCTTCATAGTGTCAACTGCACTATTTGAATCTACAAGAACTGCTGAACTTGCAGTTAATGTACCTAATGTATGATCATTTAGATCAGCGAAATATTTACCACCAATTACTAATACAGCAGAACCATCTGAATTACCAATCATTAACCTTTCACCAAGGTTTCCTGAAGTACCACCTCCGTAGGTTACTGCTAATTCTCCTGCTGATAATGAACCTGGGGCTGTTGTTCCACTGGCAGTTGATCTTTTAATTTTTAATATCGTTGCCATTTAATCTCTCCTAGAAATTACCACCGTTGATTGTGATTGTGCCACCTGTCTGCGGTTCAATACTATTAGTGGTTGTAAATTTACTTGTTGCACTATTGAACATTAATATAGAACCATCGGTGACTGAACTTGCATCAACATCATTTAATCCAGCGATAGTAGTTGCGGCCTGAGCACCTGCTTTTACAGTTACCGAACCTCTAGTCCCACCTGAATCTACTGTTGCGCCAACTGAACCTGAATTGACTACCGTTACCTCTACCATATTCCTATTTATATCCTTTAAATACTAGTTACCTGTGGAAAGACTGTTATCTGACCTTCAATGACTCTAGTTTTTGCACCGCCAGAGGTCTGTGTAATTTCAACATCATATACATATCTGCCCTGAGCAAGAGCTGCTGTTTGAGTATTAGATAGACTTAATTGGATTGCACCTGTAGCAGCATCTGTAATTGATGCTGTTATAGTTGTTTTAGTTGTACTTGCATAAGATTTTGCCATCTGAGAGGCGACAGTATATCCTGTTAAGTTAAAGTCTGTGCCGTCTAGATTGTTCAAGTTAATTGTAGTTGCAAAGTCTGCCCCTTGATCTACCTTTAAATTTGCTATTGTTGCCATATCTTTCCTTTATACTATTTATAACCCTTATCTTGTCCAGGTTTTAATAAATGGTATAGTAAAATTTTTATCTAAGTATTTCTCATAGTCAGTAATACCCATAAATTCTAGAACTTCATAGGGTTCTAAATCTGCAATATCTTCATAATATATCTCTCGAATATTAGTAGATACCTTTTTGAGATGATCTACAAGTCTATCCATTAGTTTGTCAATCAATACTATACCTGTGTGTTCTGCCCACGCTGGCACTTTAAATGATAATCTTTTACTGTATATCTTTTTAGTCCTATTCACTAACTCAGTTTTATCTCTATCTCTTTCAGTAAAGTATAGATTAGTTTTTTGTGTCAACCATCTAGATATACCTTGTTCAATCTTATTTCTTCTTCTTAATATTATAAAATCTGTACCATCAGTAGGTGGTATATTCATTTCAAAATCTTCAAGTTTCATTCTACCTTCGTGATATGCCCGTTCTTCTTCATATGTAGGTGAGAACGGTGGATACTTTATAAGATAGTTTTTTTCAAAGTGATCACAGGTAATGTGATGAACATAATCCCACGCCTCAAATCTAAGATTAGTCCACTCTTTATCTTGTTCTGGTGTTATGTTATGACCAGGATATAGACCGTCTTTCTGTTTCACTCGTACAGATAACCAAGGATACTTAACTCGCATTTCGCAAAATCTAGGCGAGTAAAATTCAAATAAACCAAAATACTTATCTTCAAGAAGATTGTATCGTCTGTTTAATTTTTTTAAAGAGCCTTCAGTATTATCGCCACTATATTTAGCACGATAATATCTATCAAGTATCGCCCACAGTTTTGTTGAGCCGCACCTTCCTGTGTGAAGTATTATTTGTTTCATAATCTAATGTTAATATAATTTCTTTTAAATGTCTTGCAACTTTTCGCCATCTTGCAATATTTTTTAAATAATGCATATTCTTAGATTTAAGTTGGGCATTTTCATCTTTTAATATTTCAAGTTCTCTTGCCTGATCTTCAGACAATAATTTATATTTTAATCTTTCAGGTATCCAGTACCAATACCATTCTTCATCTTTATAATTAACTTGATCTCTAAGTTCCTCAACCATTCTTTCAAGTTCTTTTATATATCCTTTATCGTCTGTTATCTTTACAGCACTCTCATTATATTTCCAAGGACTTCTAAAGAATTCACATTGAGTTGGGTCTTGATCTTTTAATTTTTTGACTACTTCTTTACAATAAGTTTTTGATTGTTTAGGTTCACTTCGCCAGTGTGTTTCTTTAGCAAACAAATCGTGATGACCAGGACCTGATACATTACTTCTTATAAGTTTCTTTATTCTTTCATCTTCGTTCATTCTTTTTTACCATTTCTATAAACCAGATAAAAGGACTACCATCTTGATAGTCTCTCATATTCTCGTGGTGTTTATTATGAAAACCCTCTCCGCCAGATATCAACGACCACCATACACCTTCAGGGTTATCCCAAGCGTGAAGTTGATTTACCATAGCAACAAATATATTAGTCAAAGCACAACCCAATACAAAGTAAACAAAAAACTCAAAACTGATTAGTGCAAGTAAACTATAAAATCCTATAACTACATATGCAAAATATTTTTCCATAAATCTATGATATGGGTCTTTAAAATGACTTTTAAGTCTTAACATATCTCGCATTGATACAGGAAACTTATTCCAGAATATAGGAAATGCAGAACCTATTAGACCTATACTTAAAGGGTTATGCGGGTCTTGGTCTGTATCTACAAATTTATGATGATACATATGAGCAAAAGACCAACGAATAGAAGTTGTAAACATTACCATACTCGCAATAAACAAGGCAGGTTTTTGTAACCAAGAGTAAGTCTTAAATTGTTTATGTACAAAACCTCTATGTAGAAATATACCTATTGCAAATCCCATAACGAGTGAAACTGAAATAGAAGTAAATGGTGCTAAGATATAATTAACAGGATAGAATAATAAAAAACATATTGCAAGTGTATAAATTGTAAGTTGAAAAACGGTAGACTCCCACGCTTCTCGACCTGCTAATTTAACATTATTCAGACCTCTCTTAGTCAGTAGTGGCTTTTTTAACAGATTTAAATTCATAAACATTCATTATTTCATCACCAACCTGTGATATTGTATATTCTTTATTTTTTTGTAATAAAAGACAAGCTTCTTTTTTAAAATTTCTTTGTTTCACTCCTTCACTTACATTTACTGTGCCTGAGGTGACAAAGAGAAAATGTTGTATAGCATTATCATCTTTAACTATTTTAACAGAACGATCTACCAAATTAGTATAATGATTTACAATTCTAGGATACCAAGACTGTGCTGAATAGGTAATATCGTGAATAATTCCTAGAAAGAAATAAAATCCACCATTAAAGTTTGCGTCTTTTTGTGTGTATTGAGATTCACCTGGAAAATATATTTCCTCACCATCATAAGTAATATTATCTAAAAGCGTGCCTTGATCAGTCTTTTGTATTTCATTTCCATATTTAATAACAAAATTATTCTTATCATTTAAAGTTTGATAAGAACCAGGTCTTAAATTAACAGTTTCTTCATTATTCAATGTCCAACTAATACCATTATTCCATATAACTTGTACAGATAGATTAGTTCTACAATATTCAGGTACAGCACTATTATTAAATATAGGTCCTTCACCTTCAGCAATCGTATTATAATATATGTTAGGTAAACATCTAACAACAATATTCTTTTGTACTAATCTAGTACCAGTTGTCCTAACATTACCACCAGTTGCCTTTTCTATTGTTGTTTCTAGTAAAGGTTCATTGATTGTAGATTCTTGGTTTACATCTAGTTTTTTATATAAAGGCATGGATTTTACTTCCGCTTTCAAAATACATATTTTTAATTACATAATCTTTACCTAATTGTGTGCAGATTAAGATATCAGAATCATTTAAAGATAATACATCATTAATAGTTACCTGACCATACTCACAAAATAATACAGTAAACTTATCATCTGAATTAGTGTGAGTATCTTGAATATTTATGTCGTCAAAATTCCAAGTTTTTGTGTGTTTTAAAGACCTACCTTTTTCTTTATATTGTACTCTTTTAGTAAGTTCCTCTTCTATATATCTCATCCTTGTTTCAGGATGATCAGGATACATATTCCGATCTAGTTTCATAACTCAAAGACACCTTCATCCTTAAAATCATCATCTGTTTGCTCAGCAAACATTCTTATAATAGTATCATTATTTTTGACTAACCATTTATCAATATCATCATAGTTTAAGCTACCACTAGTTCTACCACTAGTAAATGTTTCGCCCAATTTTGAATAGCAAGTATGCGTGCCATCTGTATATTCTATTAGAGTTCCATTTTCGTTAGACTCTTTTACTTTCCAAGTTATAGTTTTCTGACTAGTCATTATGAAAAATTCCCGTTTGTTGTTCCTGATGTTGAAGCAATACCGTGTACTGTTTGATTATATGTATTGTAACCAGAGAATGAATTACCAGCAGATCCCCCACTAGAGGCATCCCCGTTTGCTGATACTGCCCTACTGCTTATACTAACGCCATTAGCATTTACTGTTGGAAATGATACAGTACCACTTGTTGCACTTCTACCTGATCCTGCATTACCATTAGAACCACCACTTGCACCTGGCGTATTACTAAAATTACCTTGATTTGATACTAATTTAACTATTCTACCATTAAAGAAAGAGCCGTTGGATGAACATTGTGTTCCTGTTGTGGTTACACTTACATTACCATTTGCGAAGTTAGTCGTGTGACCTCCACCGCCTGCACTACCACTACCACCATCACTTATATTATTAGGTTGATTTCCAAAAGTGCCACCACCACCGCCTGTGCCTATTGTAAATGCAGTAGATCCATTAGTGTTTGTTGTAATACCTTTAAATGTCGTTGATGTACAAGTTATACCATTATTAATTGCGCCTGTTATATTCGCACCGTAGGCAGAACCTCCGCCTCCGCCACCTGAACCTCCATATACAAGTGCATTATTATCTATAAAACAAGGTGAACCTATAGAAACTGCTGTGCCGCCACCACCACCATTACCTGCAGATCCTGTGGGTGATGCATTACTATTACTTGAGTGTGAGACAGGTTGACCATTACCACCATTACCACCTCGACCATACACAGGTTGATTTATAATTAATGAAGTTGCACCTGTTCTACCAGAGGGTACAGAAAGGGCTGGTGTGCCTGTTGTATTTGAAACACAATCAGATGTTGTAAAGAATATTAGATGAGTAGCATTAGGAACACCAGAAGCTGCGTTTACTCTATCACCACCACCACTTGTTTTTTCAATATTTCTTAATTCAGACATTGAGATTGGATTACCTGCTGCAGGAACATTCGCAAGTGGTGCCCCTAGAGCATTCCCGCCGCTATAATACTCACCGATTTCGTTATTGGCCTGTGGTCGACCAAACTCGGTTCTTATATCTTCAAAACTAATTGCGCCTGTTGGTGTTGCCATAATATTATTTAT